CTCCATGGTCTGGCTGACCGTCCGCTTGCCGTCCGCCGCGATGGTCTCGACGGTCTTTACGTCCTTGAGGACGCCGTCCACCATCTGACGGCTGGTGGAGGTGATGACCTGCTTCTGCTGGGTCGTGCCGTTGGACAGCGTTTCGGTGACAGTCTCGGTCGTGGTGGTCACGCCGTCCTTGACTGCGGTGGTGGTGTCGCTGATGGATTTGATGATGTCCGCCGTGGCCTGTTTTGTGCTCTTGGCGGCAGAGGTGGCCGCAGCGGCCGCAGCGGTGGCAGATGCCGCCGCGCCGGAAGAGCCGGAACTGCGGGCCGCGTCAGCCTGAGACTGTGCGACTCGCTCATTGTGCTTGTCGAGGCGGCTCTGGCTTGCCTTATCTCTTTTCGACTGCTGATAGCTGCCGATAGAGTTGGAATAAGCCTCGTTGTAGGCATCTTTTGCTGCACCGAGGCCGTTTTTCAGAGAGCCCAGCGCGGCGGCTGCACCCTTGATGCGGGCCACAAGCTCATTGATCCAGTCCACCACCGAACCGATGACATTCGAGGCGGTCTTTTGAATGGCCGAAAATGCTGAATCGACAGCAGAGCGGAAGGTCTCGCTGGTGTGATAGGCGGTCACAAGCCCCGCCGCCAGAGCGGCCAGAGCGGCCACCACAAGCCCGATGGGATTGGCCGAAAGCACGGTATTCAATGCCGCCTGCGCCACTTGCAGACCGGTAGCTCCTGCGGCGGCAGCTTTATGGGCCGCAGCCATCGCGGTGGTGGCAGCGGTATGCAGCGCCGTGATAGCTGTAGCTGCCGCCACGGTCGCCTTATAGCTCAGCACTGCCGCCGTGACGGCCGCGACTGCCGCCGTCAGAACGCCGATGGTCTCCTTGAGCGCGGCCATTTTGGCGTCGTCCTCGGTGATGGAGACGACCAGCTCGTTTGCCTTGACGATGATGTCCCCGAGAGCCGAGAACAGCCCGCTGGTCAGTTCACCGGTCAGCGCGGCCACGTTGTCCTTCAGGGTGGACAGCCTGCCGTTGAAGGTCTGGCTGGCCTCCAGCATACCGTTGTAGAACTGCCCGCCCTCACTGGTGGCAGCAGCCACGGCGGCTTCCAGCTCATTGAAGCTGACCTTGCCGTCCGAGATGCGCTTGTAGAGGGCGCTCATGCTTTCGCCGGTGGCGTCGCAGATCTGATTGAGCGGGTTGAAGCCCGCGTCGATCATCATGTTGACGTTTTCCAGCGTGACCTTCTGGGCCGAGGACATCTTGCCATAGGCCCGTACGAGGGTCTGGAGCTTGTCCGCGTTGCCCAGCGAAATATCGCCCAGTTGCTTGAGCACACCGGTGGTGTCGTCCGCCGCGATGCCAAACTGTAAGAGGGTCTGGGTCCCCTCGGTCAGGTCGGACAGGGAGAAGGGCGTGGACGCCGCCATCTTCCTGATCTCTTCCAGCTTCTCGGCGGCAAGCTGTTCGTTGCCCAGCATGACCTTGAAGTTGGTCAGATAGCTTTCCATCTGGGCGTTGTAGTCCAGACCGGATTTGACCACGCTTTTCAGGCTGGATGCAGCTTTCTTGGCAAAGTCCGCGATAAGCTGGCCTGCGGCCACGGTCCACTTGCTCGTGGCTTTCTCAGCCGGGTCACTGTTGAGCTTTACTTCGCCGGTGATGGAAAAATCTGCGGCCACGGTGTCCACCTCTTTCTGTGAAAAAGAGCGCAGGCACAGTGGCACAGGCTTAGAGTTTTATTTCGATTTCTTTGCGGCAGGACGGGTTCTTGCATTTGACCCAGATGCCCCGGGCGCTGGCTTCCGGGATGGCCCAGACCGGCAGAGGCCGGCCGCACAGGGGGCAGAGCACCGGGGCGCGGTCAGCGCCGGAAGCGGGCCGCAAAGGCTTCGTTGCGGTCTTGCAGGGTGACAATGCGACCGCCTCCTTTCCGCAGAGCAGCGGGCAGCGCGAAGCGTTCCTTCAGCTCGGCACGCCGCTCCCGCTCTTCGCCCTGAAACTGCGTGAGGTCAGCAGTCCGGAATCCGATGATCTTCACCAGCTGGGTCTCCTCGGGCAGGTTCGACATGAGGGCCTTGAACCGCCACCAGTGGAGCCTTGCCCGGGTGAGGTCGATGCAGTAAGCCTGCTGGAACGCGGCCACGATGGCGGGGCCGTCGGTGACGTAGTCCAGCGCCAGCTCCTCGGTGCGGCTGCTGCCGGGGCGGTCGGATACCTCCTGCGGGCCTGCGGTGTAGAACTCCACCAGCGCCTTGAAAGCGTCCACCTCTTCCTCCGGCGGGACGGCCACGCGGTAAAACCGGCGCATGGTTTCCCGGGCCAGCTCAGGCAGGCCCTTTTCGTCCTCCGGGAGGCGGAGATACTGCCCGTTGAACCAGACCATAGGCCGGAAATCCCAGTCGATGGGCCTGCCTGCCCACACGCGGGGCAGTTTGTCCAGCAGGATGTCAGCCATTTTCCAGAGCCGCCAGCTCGGTCAGAAGCTGTCTGCGGCGGGTGGCCTTATCCACCCGCTCCACCATCTGGGCGGCGGCAGGCTGGCCCGGATAGCTCACGGGCGGCTTGTGCTTGTCCTTCTGGCGCTTCTCAGCCCGGCGCTGGGCGCGGTTCTGGGGGACGGCCGCCGGGCGGGAATAACGAGCCTTCTCCGCAGCGGCTGCCTGCGTGATCTCGTCGAGAACGTCGTACAGACGGCTGACATCATTTTCGTTCAGCCCCAGACGGGCGGATGCCCCTGCGCCCAAAATCTTGTCGAGGCCGCGCATGGAAACGCGGGCCTGTGCGCGGAGACGGTCGCCCAGGCGGACGTTCTCCCGTTCGCACCGGGCTGTCTCGGCCTCGCCCTCCCGGGTCATCTCGTCCAGTGCATCCTCCAGACGGTCGAGGTCGTTGGCGTTCAGAAGCGAAAAATCAAATTCCTGTCCATGGATCAGCATTTATCGGTACTCCTTTCTCTCAGCCCGCGACGGCGGTGTTATAGTCGAACTCAGCCGGGGTGCCGATGCCCTTGAAATCGGCGGCAAAGGTGGCATTCGCGCCGGCGCTGCCGCCCACATCGCTGGTCAGGATGAGCGCGCCTTCGCCCTTCTCGCCCTTGCCGGTGCGGAGAGAGAAGTAAACATAAGGCACCACCACGCTCTGGCCGGAGCCGAACGCGATCTTGTGGCTCAGAAGAAAGTCCTGAAACGCATCACCCACATAGCGGTCGCCCTGAATGGAGAGGGTGCGCTGGACACTGCCCTTGGTGGTGACAGGGCCGGTGCGGATGTAGGTGTTGTCCGTGGTGGAGGCGTTCAGTGCGCCGCTGTGCTCCCGCACGTGGTCGGCACAGACCACCCAGCTTTTCACGTCGGTCTGGCTGGCCTCGGTCTGGACGGCCAGCAGGAAGTCGTCGGTGGTCTCCACGCCGGTATAGTCGGCGCTGGGGGTCAGGCCCGACAGCTTGACGGCTTCGGTAACAGTCATAGAAAAAACTCCTTTCGATTCAGCCTTTTGGCTGGTAATATTCGAGCCGCAGCTGCATCTGCATCTTACAGCTGCCCGACTCGGCGACGACGATGTAGCCGCTGGACGTCACCGAAACGCGCAGCGCTTCCTTGCGGCCATCCAGCCGGGGCAGATGATGCCGGTCGTTCTGGGCCAGCACCCATTCGGTCAGCTGCTCAAAAAAGCCGCTGCCCGCGATCTGGACGCTCTGGGCCTCGCTGTAGTCGCGGCGGCTGACGAAGATGTAGCTCTTGGCGAGGTTGCGGCCGGAAAAGAAAACAGCCGTCACCGGGTCGGTGGGGCTGTCCTCGATGGAAAACTCGGCCACAGGCTCCGGCGAGAGGTCGGAAATGCGGAAGGCCGCGCCGTTTTCGCTCTGCTCCTCGGCGATGAGGGGACAGGTCTTGAGCCACTCCCGCATGGCAGTGATGGTGGCTTTCTCGCTCATAAGTGTCCCATCCCTCCCCAGAAAGTCGTGACGGCCTTGGCCCCGAAGAGGGCCAGATGTTCACCCACATCGGCAAGTGCCCGCTGGCCCCAGTAGGAGCCGCGCAGACCGGTGTCTCCGTGCAGTGCTTCGCCCTCGGGGTGCAGATAATACTGCTTGCGGGCATAAGGGGTATTGTAGACCAGCAGTCCCTCTTCGTACTTGGAAGCGGTCTGAACGCTGTTTTTCAGCTGGCCGGTGTCGAAGGGGACGTAGCTGTCAATGAGCCGCGCGGCCTCCTGCGCAAGGGCGAACTGGGCCTTTTGCAGGGCAGCGGTCTTTTCTGCGCCGAAGTCGGGACGCCAGCTCAGCTCCATCCTGATGCCGTCCACCTGATATTTCAGGCCGTAGGGCTGGTCAAAAATGGGTTTGCTCATGCCATCAGCTCCCTTCCACATGAAAATGCGGCAGCGGGACGCCCCGGTTGTCCGAGACATCCGCCACCGTACAGCAGATGTGCGTTTTTTCGAGGGCGGCGTATTCGGCCTCGGTCAGGCTGCGGACAGCGCCGCAGAGGAGCTTGCTGCCCCGCTTGAGCGTCCAGTGCGCGGCTTTTTCTGCCGGGGGCAGACGCGCCCACTGGGGATAGGGCAGATAGCCCGGCGCAGGCGGGAGGCGGATATGCACCACCCTCTGGGGGTCGCCGGAGGCCGAGGTGCGGCGCGTCTCCCGCCAGCTGCACCCCGTGAGCACCTTGCAGACCGGCTGGTCGGCTTCGGTGACCGCG